TTTTCAGCTGGTCGAGTAGACATTGATAAGCAATGCACAGCAGGTTACTGTCAAGTAGACATCATTAACACAGATGGCTCACCCTTTACCATCGATGTCACAGATGCATTGACCTTAGAGCTTAAAGATAGTGCTGGAAACTATGTCACTATGTACGGCGGTGAAGTTTCAGACTTCACAATCGGAGTCCGTAGCCCTGAGGAATCAGGCTTTGTCACTTACGGCAGAATCTTAGGCGTTGGCTTCCTTGCCAAACTTACTAAGTCTGTCTATAACACAGCCCTTGCAGAAGCTTTAGATGGCGCACAGATCGCAGCCATCGTTGACAATGTTCTCAACCTAACATGGGCTGAGGTTACGCCTACCCTCACATGGGACACATACCCAGCGACTGTCACATGGGAAGATGCAGAGTCCTACATCGGCACTATTGACCCGGGCTTTTACACCATGATTAACCTTGCAGCATCGGCTACAGCTAGATCTAATACCTTGACAGATCAGATTGCTAACAGCGCGCTTGGTCAAATGCATGAAGAAAAGAATGGTTTAGTTTCTTATGATGATGCAGACCATCGCAGCACATATCTTGCAGCTAATGGCTTCACTAACATTAATGGCTCTTATTCAAGCCCTAGCACTATTCGCTCAATTACGACAACTAACCGCATTCGCAACAGCCTGATCTATAAGTACGGCACAGGATACGCCTCGACCTACAGTACCTCTGATACCGATTCTATTGCCACGTACGGGCTTTACGAGCGATCCTTTGAGTCAAACATCAAAGGTCTATCTGACATTACTGCTATTGGCTCCAGAGAGCTTAATCTGCGGAAGAATCCTAGAGGCTCACTTGAAGCCATTACCTTCCGCCTAGATAATCCAGACCTGCCTAGCGCAGATCTAGATCGATTGATCAATATCTTTTTTGGTCAGCCTGTGCTAATTACTAACCTGCCTAGCAATCTTCTCGGCGGTCAGTTCGATGGCTTTGTGGAGAACATCGCTGTAAGGGCTACTCCATCATCTGTCGACCTTACCCTTTTTGTCTCAGCTACAGACTTCTCATTATCTACGACTCAATGGGAAACAGTAATTCCAGCCTCTCTAATCTGGACAGGCGTAAATGGTACACTTACATGGACTAACGCGACAGGAGCACTAACTTAATGGCACTATCACCAAACTATGGATGGGCTGAACCTGATAACAGCAGCCTTGTAAAAAATGGCGCACAGGACATCCGCGCATTAGGCGATGCCATTGACACATCACTCTGGAATGTAGGCTTTGGTCAAGCTGGCAAGAATAAGATTCTCAATGGTGACTTTGGCATCTGGCAGCGTGGTACATCTTTTAGCAATCCAAACAATGTATACAGTTCGGATAGATGGTTAATTTCTCGCGATGGTACTCCTACAACTTGGACAGTATCTCAGCAAAATCACACTGCTGGGCAGGCTTTAAGCAATAGCCAATACTTTATGCGCTCCCTTTTTACTACAGCGGGAACTACTACCATCGCTGAGTTTACTCAAAAAATCGAGGATGTTCGTACTTTTGCAGGTCAAACAGTTACATTCTCTTTATTAGCAGCAGCAGACGCTAACCGAGACATTGAAGTTTATTTTTACCAAGATTTTGGATCAGGTGGAAGTGCTGGAGTTTTAGTATCAAGTCAAGTAATTTCAGTTACTTCAACCCTTGCTCGATACAATAAGACCTTTGCTATTCCATCAATTACTGGAAAGACTATCGGCACAGGCAGCTCACTTTATGCAATTATTCAGCAGAAGGGCGTGGTCAATGGTGCTCGCTTAGACATTGGCGATGTTATGGTCGAATACGGCTCAAAGGCAACACCATTTGAAACTGCAACAGGAACAATTCAAGGAGAATTAGCCGCTTGCCAGAGGTACTACTATCGCATACAAAATGACAGCACTAACGCGTATACAAACATCACAGGAATTGCATATAGCGCAACAGGTATAGCGGCCTTTGTTCCATTAAAAACAACAATGCGCGTAACACCAACGGCTGTTGATTTTGCTTCATTAAGAAGTTTTGATGCTACAAATACTGCAACTATCACGGCTATAACTTTAAGTGCAGCTTCGCCCAATGTTGCTGCCTTAGATGTTACAGCCTCAAGTTTGACCCAATACAGACCATATGTAATTCTTGGAAATACTGTTCCAAGTTTCATCGGCTTTAGTGCGGAGTTATAAAAATGGAAAAAATCACTTATTTAACAGACCGAAACGAAGTAAAACACGCTTTAATTGAACACGCAGATGGGTCTTTTACCTCAATGCTAAAAAGCACCTATGACGCTATGCAAGCGGAACAATCCACACCGAGTTTAGCGGATGAAGCCTAAGTTAAGTAAAGCTGCGATCCAACTAAGGGAACAGGTTGATGACTCATTCCCAGATCGTGACCGGCTATCGGATGGCTGGATTGGTGATACCAGACACGCTGCTCGCAAGTCTGATCATAATCCAGATGAGCAAGGCTGGGTTCGTGCCATTGATGTCGATCGTGACCTGTTCAAGTCAAGCAAGCCAGACATCATGGGCGATCTTGCAGATCAGCTTCGTGCCTTATCAAAGTCAAAAGCAGACAAGCGTATTAGTTACATCATTTTCGATGGACGAATTTGCTCCAGTATCCTTAACTGGAAGTGGCGCAAGTACACAGGGGCTAACAAACACATTAAGCACATGCATGTCTCGTTTAAGAAAACGGCTGACAATGATGGTGCTTTTTTTCAAGTATCTATGTTAGGTGGAGAATAATGAAGAACATGAAGAACCCTGTTTATCTTGCAGCTGGAGCATTTTTAGCAGCATGGGCATCATCAAACTTTGAGGCAGATTACCGCGCAATCTTGTGGGCTGTGCTATCAGGTGTATTCGGATATGCGAGTCCTAAAAAGTGACACAAACAGATTTCTTTCAGCTCTACATTGCTACGCTAGTGACGCTAGGTGGCTTGTCAGGCTTTGTCATTACTCATTTACTAACAGAGATTAAGCGACTCCACTCGCGTGTCGATGAGATCTATAACATACTTCTAGAGCGATAATTTTCTCATGGCAAGAAAAGCAACTAAGGCACTTGAGGAACAAGGCTACTCAAAGCTAGATGCTTATTGCATTGGGCTTTATGAATACTTCTGTTCTCTTAAGCGTGCAGGTTTCGCAGAAGATGTAGCGATGTTTATGATTACAGAACCTCAAGCTTATCCACATTGGATCTTGCCTGATCCTGTCGAGCCAGAGAAGTTCGGCAATTATGAAGATGAGGATGACGATTAAGCGAATAGTCGTAGTCTCGGACTTACAAGTCCCTTACCATGACAGGGTTGCAACCCGTAACCTTGCAAGCTTTATCTCTAAGTTTAAGCCAGATCAAGTCGTAACTATTGGCGATGAGATCGACCTTCCACAGATTAGCAAGTGGGAAGAAGGGCGCATGGGCAGTTATGCCCAAACCCTAGATGATGACCGCAATGAGGCTGTGCAGCTTCTCTGGGACTTAGGCGTTACAGACTGCATCCGTAGCAATCACACAGATCGTTTGTATAACATCATCATGGCTAAAGTCCCTGCCTTCGGGGCATTACCAGAGCTGCGCTTCGAGAAGTTTATGAAGTTTGATGAGTTAGGTATTACGTTCCACAAAAACCCTATGCCTATTGCGCCTAACTGGATTGCAGTACATGGAGACCACACACCTATCAAGCCACACGGGGGCTTATCAGCCCTTGAAGCGGCTCGTAGGCATGGAAAGAATGTCATCTCAGGTCATACCCACAGAGCAGGGCGTAGTGCCTTCTCAGAGGCTTCTGGAGGGCGCATAGGGCGCGTTCTGCATGGTGTCGAGGTAGGCAATCTTATGGACTTTAAGCAAGCTGCTTACACCAAGGGCGTTGCTAACTGGCAACAGGCTTTCGCCATCATCTATGTAAACAAAGCCAAGGTGCAGGTAGATCTTATTAACATCGAGAAGGACGGCACATTCATTGTGTCTGGAAAGTCATACGGC